CCAGGGCGGCGACGGCCTCCGCATAGGAGTACGCGAGCACCGGCTTGTTGACGTAGGCCGTCGGGTCATCCGTCAGGTTGACCGGCGCACGACCCACAAAAACAGGCAAGCCCGCCGCGACTTCAACGGGCGAGCTTACCGAGGTGTCGACCTCACTGATATATACGCCGTGCTTATATGCCAATCAAATCACCCCTTTTTGAGATAGGCCTGCACCTGAGCGTACCAGGTATTGTAGGCCGTACCGGTCTTGCCGATTTTCTCCGTTACGACGGCCAGCTTGTCGACGTCGACGAACAGTTTTTCCACCGCCGGGCAGGCGGTGAACAGGTCCTTAAACCGCTCCGGCTTGCCGCCCCGGAACAGGGCGAACCGGTTCAGCCGCTCGGTGCCGATGTTGGGACCGACGTAAATATATTGCGGCGCCGCGCTTGCAGCCGTGATTTCGGCGGCCGCCGCATCATTCTCCAAAGAATCGCTTGACATAATCGTCCTCCTCGCTAACCATGGGAATTGCTATCGTCAGGGTAAACCACCCCACCCACTCAGGAGCCGGCTGTTCCTCGGGGATCTCCCTTTTGACCGGCATTTCAATACAAAAGTGCTTGCCGAACCGCCGATTCTTAAGCAGGTAGGTCCAGAGGGGATTCATGAGGGTTAAAAGCTCCCGGGGCCCTTGCCGGTCGTCGCTGCAATAGGTGCCACACAGCACCTTGACCTGCGCGGTGGCTCCATCGTCATCGCTGCTGTCGCTCAGATAGCGAACGATCACATACGGGAAGTCCTCGGTGGCGTCGGGATGTTTCGGGTCCTTGGGCGGCAGGTAGCCGTCGACGACCTGCGGCGCCCGGGAAACGCCTTTCGGTGTGCCAAACCGCAGCGTTTCGGTGCCTTTTTTTATGTGATCGACCAGGTCGTCGACCATGATTGTGACGTTCATCAAACGCCTCCCTTGTCCAATATGCGGCTGATTTCGTGGTCCATGCGCTTATCCAGTGTTGCCTGTGCCTTGGCTTCGACCTTTTGGGTTACGTTCTCGGCGCCGAGCATTTGCGGCACGCTGGGACCGAACGACTGCTCAATCGGCAGGCGGGCCTTCCCAGCCCGCTTGAACACACCTATATGGCCGCTGGACATCTCGGCCAGGAAAGCCTTTTTTACCACTTTGCGGCCGCTGCTCTTTTTAACCCGCACCGTTACCGGATTTCTGGCCTTCGGATTGGGCCGGCTGGGGCTGACGTCGAACTTGGACAGCGCGATCGGGCCGCCGGTCGCCCGGATGGATCCCAGCAGCAAGGTCGGCCGGGCCGTGGTGATGACCATCGTTTTGCGGACGTCGCCCGCCGCCACCGTGTATTCGGCCCGAACCGCCCGCACCGCCTCCGCCCGGGCCGATCCCAGGGCGCGGTTGATGGCCCGACTGGCAGCCGTCGGCAAGGCATTTTTAATACCGCCGAGCAGCGTTTCGGCCCGCTGGATGGCGTCGTCGTTAAACTCGATCATGATTGATTCGCTTCCAAGGTGACTTCCAGCAGTTCCTCACCGGTGCAATCCACGACATACCAAGTTCCCCCGTCGATGCTCATCTTTTGCTCCGGCACCGGCCGGTAACCAAGATCGGACCCTTTTACAAACAACAGGCGGCGCCTGCGATAGACGCCGTCTGTTTGGCTGCGGGCCGATTTGTCCTGGTCAAAAACGCAGACAATCTCGGTGCCGTCGATGTCGTGAGCTTCGGCAAACCCTTGGGTGTTCAGAAAAACCGCAGTAATATCGGCGCGGATTACATCCTGGAGGCTCACAGGCTGTAGTTCAGCGCGATCCGGCCGGTCGCGGTCGCCGACGCCTTGGCCGCCACCGCGATGCCGGCCCGGGCATGGTCGGTAGCCGTCGTTGTCCCGACTTTATTAGTGCTGTCCCAATAAATCGTATCGCCAATGGCCCACGCGACGCCGGTTTCCGCGGCGATGTCGAAGATTCCCGCGGTCACCAGGGCGCCGGCTTCGCCGCTTGCGATATCGGTTTGCGCGATGCCGACGGCGGCCGTCCCCAAGGCCACCACATCGCCGACCGAAATGTCGGCGGTGGCGGTGTAATCAAGAATCCCAGGATGTTGTACATGGGTAGCTTGTTTGGACATTTTTACACTCCTCCAATTTTAATAATTTTAGGCCCCGGCGTTTTGGTAGAGTCCCCGATGATCCAGCGCTTTTGCTCCGACGTCAATGCGGACCTTCATTTCCAAGCCGTCCACGTCAAAGCCGATGCGCTGTTCCTGGTACGGCGACCGCTGTCCGTTAAGGAAGGCGACTTCAACGGTGTCGATTTGGCTGGTGTCCGCCGCCAAGTACCAGGCCGTCAACGAATTGTTGTCCAGGAGCGGTTCGACGATGGGCTGCAGGCTGGTGAACGGATTGTGCGTGATGCTGTTGCTCTTCGCCGGGTCGTACGCCGATTTGATGGTCTGCATGACGGCCACCTCGATTTGCGCGGGGATAATCAGCCACTTAGGCACAAGATTCAGCGTGGCTTTACCGGCAATGGCTTTCTGTGTACGCATGGCCGCCCTTGCGCTGCCGAGGCTCTCGATGCTGACGGCAGCCGCGGTGGCAGCCAGATTGCTGTGCTTTGCATGGAACAAGGCGACATTGTCGGCCATCGCCTCATTGCCGATTAAAATTTTGTAGACCAGCGCGTTGACCTTACGGGCCGCGGCGGCGCCGAACAGCTTCGGAATACGGCTGATGACGTTCAAATCGTCGTTGATGATCGTCTGCCGGGACACGACGAACTTCTTGCCGTAGGTCAGGATTTTATATTTTTCCGCGGCGTCCGAGAACTCGGCGGTTTTGTACTGGCCGCCTTCAGTAATTTCATCAAGATCGGGCGATTCGGAGAACTGTGGCCGGCTCATTTCCTTGAAGTCGGTGGCATCCGCGAACTGCACCCATTCCTGATAAGTCGTCGCGACTTCCTCATAGGCTTTCCGCATAACCTTGTTGGCGACGTTCGCCAGGATTTCCGGGAAGTCCGAGGTGCCTTGCGCGCGAAGCAGAATCGAACGTTCGCCGGCCCCAAACAGCGCTTTCCCGGCGATCTCCCTTTTATCCCTGCCGCGGACTCTTTCGCCACGCCGTTCGATGTTTTCAGAAGCCAGTTCAAACATGGAGTAGCCGCGAAGCTCCGTGGCTCCCGCCGAGGGCTTGTCAATAGCCACGCCACACTTCAGCAGCAGCGCGTCTTCGGCGGCGGCTCGGAATTTGTCGTACTCATCGGTAACCACGTCAAAGGCCGGAGGAGTCGGCGAGGGCGCATGCTTGCGTTGTTCCGCCAGCTTCTGATTTACCATTGTGGTGATCTCCGGCACGGTCTGGTTGGAGCGGATCAGTTCCGCGGCGTCCAAGTTAAGGTCGGGGAAGTTGCCGCACAGAGCAAGTATTTCGGTGGCGCGCTCATTCACGGCGGTACGGATTTCCTCTTCATTCGGCATGTCGATATCACTCCTATTTTCTTGATTGGTGGCCGGTTCGGCCGGCGGAGGCTCCGGTGCCGGCGGCTCAACCGCCGGAGGTTCGGGCGCGGGGGGCTCGTTTCTCGCATTGGATTCCGGAGACTCGTCGGTAACCGGCAATACCCGGTTATGACTGGTGGCGGCTGCCGCCTCATCGGTTGGATAAATACTCAGCTCACTCTCGCTGCGCCCAATACCGACAGTGGGGTCGGCCGCCACCGGCTCCAGGCTCACTTCGAGCGGTTCCCAGTCGTTGGCAATTTCGCAGGGGCCGGTAAAGCCGCGGACCGTTTTCCCTGGTTCAACGACGAGATAGGTGTTGATGATGTATCCCATCGAAACGCCGCGCAAAGATCCGCTGTCAACTTTGCTCTTGATCACCTGGGCGCTCTCGTCATTATCGAACCGCACCTTGACGCGGCACGTCCGGGCGGCCTCATCCTGCCAGGCGTCCACAATCGGGCCCAGCGGTACTAAGCCGTGATTCGGGTCGCGGCCATGGGCGAATAAAAAAGAGCCGAC